GCATGAGCTTTACTCCTGTGCTGGTACGCGGAACCGGATTGCTCCGGCTCCGCGGCCGTGGCTACATTCACCTGCAGCGGGTGTGTGGATAAACATCCCGGACTTATTAGCCGGCGACGACAGACTTGCCCACACCGCGGAAGTCGATGGGCGCACCGTTGAAGACGAACTTGGTCTTGTACTGCAGTTCGTCTGCTGTGAACTGCGTTCCAACGGTCGGTTGGTTGGCCAGGAAGATCTGCGGCTGCGAGATCCCATCCAGGAAGCCGATTTCTAGGAACGGGGCGGTTTCCTGCTGCGCGCCGTAGTACCAGTCGTTTGTGTCGGCCAGCAGTTCGTTCACGATGATCCGCTCATTGTTGACGCCGAACGCATGATAGAACTGGTTGGACCCGGCCGTGTCCGTCTGGTTGATTGCGGTGGCTGTCGATTCCATCTCGGGCGGCACCATGAGCCAGTAAAGGTTCAAGCCGAGAGGCTTCCCGGAATCCTTTTCCGTCTGCCGGCGAAGCGATGTCCGCGCCGCGGTCAAGGCATCCGTGGTCAGCGTGACCGCGGCCAGATTGTTATGTCCCGCGTTGAACCAGCTCACGCCATCGCCGCCGTAGTTCGGGTTATTGATAAAGAAAGAGGTGATGTACTCTTTCAGCGTGGTACGGCCGGAGCGTGCCAGGCGGCCGGGAAAGCGAGTAATTGCGCCAAGATCATCGTTGCGGATGGTCTCTTCCGAGATCGTCAGCAATCCGCCACGCTTCGCTACCTGATAGCTCACCCGTTCATCAGTGGGCTTCGTAAGTTCCTGATAGGTAGCGCCTTCCGTCACGATCGGGAGCGAGCCAAAGTAGCCCTCGCGGACGCGATCCTGCAGCTTGTAATCGCTGATGGGCGCTGTGGTGTAGAGCATCGACAGGCCATCCAACGAAAGCTCTACCCAGTCTTGCAGCAGTCGCTTGGTCATTGAGTTCAGCAGGATATTCGGGAAGTCGCCGGTCAACACAGCTTCCGACGTCAGCACATGTCCGGTAAATCCGGCGCCGCGTCCCAGCTTGACCAGATCCCAGTCGCCAGTGATGTTGGTGTAGGCCTCGCGAATTCCACGGAACGCGGGGACACCTTTACCCATGGACTCCTTGACTCCGAACGCCGCTTCCATAGCCAGAGCCATCTTCTCGCCGCTGTCGAGCACAACCCGCGTCGATCCGCGCACCGTGCCCACGTTCTGAAAGGCAGCGAAGGCATCGCGAATGGCAACGATCTCCGCGTCGATGGCTGTGTCGGCAAGATCTGCCTCGGTGGTCAGCGCGGTTTCCAGATGCATCCGCACCAGTTTCTTGGCCGGCTCGGGCAGCTTCGAATCAGCCAGCTTGATTTCCAGGCGGTTGCGTGACTGGATCCGCTTTGCGTCGGCAAGCATGGTCTGCACAGCCTCGGTGGTGACCGCCGTGGTCGTGGCAGTTGTAGTGGCCGCCGCAGCCGTCGGGCCTTCGAGCACGGCCGCCGTAACCTCGGTCAGCAGCGCCGGATACTCGGCTTCGGCGACGGTGGCAAACTTCATGGTCAGCTCGGCAGCGCGCGAGGGGTTCTTCCCCCGAAGCGCTTCGAGCAATCTGCGAAGGGTGTCCTTCATGGTTGCTCCTTCGGTAGCGCCCCCAGCGCCGCCGTGGTTGGTGCGATGCCCGGAGGGCGAGATCGCAATGGATTGAGGGTTGACGGCACGCAACTGCGCGGCCGCAAGATCATCGCCGGCAAAACTGGCGGCCGTGAGGAACTGGCCGCCCGCGCCAGCGCGCTGGCAAAGGTCGACAGAATAAAGCGTGCCCAGCGACTCGGCGACCAGGCATTGCTTGCCTTCGACCACGCCGGGCTTGTAGCCGATCGCCGCGAGCATCGAAACCGCAAACAGATCGAGCTTCTTGTTGTCGCGCGCTTCATCCAGGCGCTTGCGCAAATCCGTCTCGGCTGAGAACAGGCTGACTGTCGTCCTCGCTTCCGATCCAACGAAGTCGCCGCCTTCTAGCCAGCCGGCAATCCTCTCCGGCTGCGCGGCGCCCGTTGGATCGGGGCCTTTCTGGTCGGGATGACGGCGGCCGAATGGCTTGCCATTCAGCGACTCAGCAACAGACTGCACAAACGTAGGCGGATAGTAGTGCGGAATGCCCTGGCCATTCAGCGCGCCATTGCCCCAGCCAGCTCTGAGAGCCACGATCGGATATTTGCCGGAAACCGCTTGTGCGTCCGCCTCGATTGCGACAAATGCACAGGACTCCGAAACTGGGACATAAGCGGTGGTCACTTCCTGCGCGTCACCGAAGCTGACCTCGGTTCCGTCGATGGTGTACGGGACCCGGTACAGCTTAGACTCAGGACCGCGCGCGATCAGGTAATCGCTGAAGGCATCAAGGAGATAAAAGCGCTGGCAGCCCTGTTCGTCCAGGCCAAACTGTTCGCGCAATTCGCCGTTCAGCAGATCCTGCTGCTCGGTGAGCGAAACATCCGCCTCGGCCGAGACGTATTTGTCTTTGAACCCGCTGGGGTCGATACCCATTCTCTTCGCGATGCCGGCGAGCTTCTTCGCCAGGGCTTTCTTCTTTGAATCCGGAATCACCTTGTCCTGGTCCCAGCGGGACATCGCGTCGCGGACATGGCCTTCATCGGCGATGCACATGCTCCAGGTGGCTGTGTCGTCCGGATCGCCTACATACAGAAAGTCGCTGGCGGGATACTCCTTCCCGCCAACGGACTTCGTTTTCGCGGCTTCTGCCGCAAGCATGTATCGCAGAGTCATCGTCGCCTTCGTTCGTTGCTCGATTACTTTTCGGGAGCCGCGGGCTTTTTGGGAGTGGGAGCAGGAATTGGGAAGGCGTACTTCTGACCGTCGGCGGTCACGCACACGCGAATATCGGCACCTTTAACAGTGCGCGTTTCGCGCAACAGAACCTGCCAGTCATCGAGCGCGTCGATGTCATCCGCCGATTGCGGAGCGGGCACGGCGAGCATCGCATTGGCTGCCTTGTTCGCAGCAGAGCGCTGTTCGGAAAGATTGTCGGGGTAATCCTTCTGTGCCCGAGTGAAGGCGTCCTGGTAAGCCTTCGTCCACTTGGCCGAGGCTTTGTCGGAAAGATGCTTGGGAGCATCCGGTACTGCAATGTCGCTTGCCATGCTAGCTTTTCTCCTGTTACTTCTCCAACAGGAATGAGCTTAGGCGTAACGATATTGAAGGACGAGCAGCGGCTGAAAAGCACTCGTCGCCCGTAACTTTACTCAGCTGACCCGGTGACGGAAAGGCCGTAACTGGCGAGTAAATCGCGTTCCTGATCGGTGGACTTGAGATCGTCGTGGCTCACGGCCGGATACACGAGGCATGAGCAGTTGATCGTGTTGTCGGCCGCCCCGGACGGATCGCGGGGATACATCAGCTTCTCGCCGCCAACGATAAAAGGCTGATCGGACTTGACCACCTGGCCATCGGCCAACATGTGTGAGACCCTCGGCACCCGTGCCACCGGAATGTGGCGCCAGCCTTTGCCCAGGTTGGGATGATTCGTTGAGAGATCGTTGATGCGCGCCACTGAGGCGACCGAATGCAACCGCATGATTTCATTTGAGGCCACGGACATGGTATGTTCGCCGATCTGTCCGAAGATGCCCGTGTACGCGGAGCCATATCGCGCGGTTCCGATCTGATTCGCGAGCTGGGTAAGATTCGAGCTGCCCAGATATGCGCGTTGAATCGCCGCATTGATCTTGCCGCTGCCATCGCGCGTCAGGCCGGTAATGAGATCGGCCGTGTAACCCTGGACCACCTGCAGCGCCGCGCGATCGACTACAGGCTGCACTGCGAGCGTTCCCGTTGCGGCCGCCACGGTTACATCCACATGGAGCGCCGCTTCCTGGTAAGCCTGCTGCTCGATCGAATTCACCTGCGAAGATGCCTGACGGCTGAACTCTTCCATCACGCGATCGACTTGCGCCGTCAGCGCATGCAGCCGCGCTGCGTTGTAACTATCAGGCGAACTACGCGCCACATCGGCCAGGATCTCGCGATTGGCATCCTCCAGCAGCTTCAGCACGCGCTTGCGTGCTTCGGGCGTAAGAGCCTTCGCCGCATCCGTCAGATCTGCGAGCTGCTGCGCGTATGCCTGTGCACGAGAACTGGCCATCTACTTGACCGCCGTCTTGGCTTGCGCCTGGGCTAGCTGCTCATCCTCAGGACCGGTACCGGCTTCATCTGCTTCACTCAGGCCAGGCGTCTTGAGCGCCTTCAGTGCGCCGGCGAGCGCCGATTGAGGAAAGAACTGATCCTGCTGTTTGTCAGAGCGGTCCTGCTTCTCCTGCTGCGCATTTTGGTACTCTTCCTGCGAATCCTCAATGTCCACGCCGATCTCAGCCAGTACGGTATGGAAGGCTCGGGCCGCGGTCTGGCCGGTGACCCAGCCTTCCTGCTGCCCGAGCTGCAGCGCCGTGGCCGCGCCAGCCAGCGTCTGCGCGCCTTTCTCCAGATCCTTGACGACAATCTCGGGAAACTCGATCGAGAAGCTGGCGTCGATGTCTTCGGGCAACACGCCGGCGCGCTGCGCGCATTCGATCACAAAGTTCAGG